AAAGGTGTTGAACCTGAATCCGTCACGGTTGGAACCTATGGTGGCACTCGTATGCTGTTCGTAGGTGCTGAGAGAGCAAATGCAGTTGGTGTCTATGACATTACTGACTTGTCTGCTCCCAAGATGCTGCAGATCCTCCCTACAGGTAAAGCACCTGAAGGACTTCTTGCTCTTGAAGAACAGGGACTCTTTATTACATCTAATGAAAAGGATGCGGTAAATAGTCTTAGTATCTTCAAGTTCTAATGAAGTTAAACAAATATCTGGGCAAGAATGCCCTAGCATTGGTTGTGATTGCCCAGTTATTTGTTATGATCGGTATGCTGAATCAAAAGGCAAAGTTTATTTGCACACCAAATCCAATGAGTGGTCAACTTTATTGTCATGAAAAATAATTGTGATCCCAAGTGGAAGCAGTGGTGTATCGCTTGTTGTTCTTCTCAACTCTGGGTACTACCCGCTGGACTTCTTTTTATTTTGATTTTGATTGAGGGTGTCCATGTGGATGCTCATCGAAAGATGGAAGTGGATGTTCATGGGTATTGTAGACAAAATGCTGAACACCAAGAAAATCTAAGTTTGGGAGAAGACGACTGGTGAAAAAGAAGGCAAAAGAACTCCTCCATTGGTTTTTCGATGAAACTGATCGAGGAGAAGAAAATGTTGCAAACATGACCAATCTTTATGAACTTGTTGAACGACTTCAATATCGTTTAGAAGATATGGAAAGTGAGCACATGAGTATCCTGTGTAAGATGGGAAAACTTGAGTCGAAATTGGACTTGTTGATCCAGGAAAAGGAAGAATGATCTTAGAATTATTGATGTCTCTGAGTCTTAATGATTACAGAGATTTGGCAAAAGCGATTCAGGTGGAAGCAGCACCAAACACAGCAGATGAGTACTGTGTTGCAGCATCTATCCTGAATCGTGTTGTATCTGATAAGTTTCCAAACACTGTGTCTGAAGTTGTATATGCACCCATGCAATATGAGGGGATATATACAAGGAAGGCATTTGTTGCCAATCCAAGACTTGTAAACAAATTAAACTCTGTACAAGGAAGGAATAATATACTATTATGGTCACAGGTTCTCGACGGTAGAACTGACTTCAAAGGGCAATCTATGTTGAGGTATCGGGTCGCTACAGAAGATCCGATGTGCCATCCCAAAGGAAACTTTTATCACTATTACTGGCAATGATCGGAAAAGCAATCAATAGAATTAAGAACGCACTTTCTCCGCAAAACATAACTGTCAATATGGATGGTGGTGTTGGTGGATCTTGGAAAGTGGAATGCTCTATCGATGATACTCCAGTTGATTGTCAAGATCTTCAGGAGAATTATGATGAAGGAGAAGCATTCAAACAAGATGCTGTCAACTACTACACAGGTATTCCTGCTCCTGCATACCTGCCTGATGATGAGTGGTTTGGCCCTGCTCCTGTTCGTACAGAAAAGCAGTTAGACTACATGGCAGTGGAACGAGAGTGGAAACTTGAAGAAGAAAAAAAGCGTAAGGAGCGGGGCATCGCAGAATCTTCAGACATTCATCAAAAAATGTATGAGATTGCAACTGCTGCCGCTCAATCTACGCTTGATAGAGATCCCATTGGTGGATCTGAAAATTTCCATCAGGGTCCTGGTGGAACAACATCTGGAAATGGATTTGGGAACTTTCGATGAACAAACTTATTATGGCACTGGCAGCAGCACTTATCTCTGCTCCAGTATTGGCAGACCCAATCAAAGATAAAGAGTACTTCTCCATGCATTCTATGGGATGTATGTTACTCCGAGAATGCACCGATCATGTTCAAGAACTTAAAACAGTTTCTGACTTTAACAAACACGAGGAACTGGATGATATTGATTACAGTATTGTTGCTGATGAGTTTAACTCTCTCGTCCGATCACTTAATAAGATCGGAGTTAAAGTTTTTCTAGCAGACATGCGATACTTCCCAGTTGGTCATCGTGGTGTCTATCACACCGTAAGCAATAACTTCTTTCTGAATGTCGCTCATATGCGTCGTCCTGGAATTATGATGTCAGTCATGCGTCATGAAGGATGGCACGCTGCTCAGGACTGTATGGCAGGTAGTATCAAGAACAACTTCATTGCTATCATCAAACCAGAGGAAGAAGTTCCAAGGATGTATCAGGCGATTGCAAAGGATGCTTATAAGTCACAACCAGAGGCAATTCCCTGGGAGAAAGAAGCATACTGGGCAGGGCATACTGAAGGTATGACTGCGAAGGCACTTGAGTCTTGTGCCGCAGGAACTATGTGGACTGATTATGACCCCACACCAATGACCCGCGAATGGTTGGAGGAAAATGGATACATTACTGATTGAGCAAGATGCCAGCACGGAAGACCTCTACATCAAAATCCCTCGACAACTTCTTGAGCGACTCGGATGGGAAGAAGGTGACGAAATCTCCTGGGAGACCCAGAAAGACGGCACAATCAAAATCGAAAAAGCAAACTCCGAAGAAGACTACTACAACTCCGAAAGCGAAGGCAAAGAGTACAAAATCAACGACGAAATCTTCAAAGACTTCGACGAAAAGTACGACGACTACATCCAAAAGGGCAGTCAAGAAAGTTACTTCTACTCCCCAGAAGCGAACGGTACGTGGGACAGCGAAGAAAACCAGTTCGGATTCCATTAAGAAACGTGCTACAAAGAAACCTGCACAGACTAAGAAACCTGTTGCTAAGAAACCTGTTAAGAGGAAACCCAGAAATCCTGAACCCTTTCACTGGACAAAATCCAGAACCAAAAAACTATTTCCTTGGGTTGAAACTTTTCCCGTTGCGTTAGAAGACCACAAAGAAAATAAGAAGTGTTGGTTCGTCTGTCTTGAACATGCCGAAAAGTATGTTGTAAGATATAAGATGTATAAACAAGATTACAAGTGTATAGTGTATTACAAGAGTGATGTCGCTAAATAAAAGCGCATTGCATCACCACTAATGCCAGAGGAAATCAAGAAGGATGAACCCAAAAAGAAGGGTCCACTCGGTAAACTAAGAGATAAGGTAGAAGATTCTGAAGAGCAACTTGCAATTCTGAGCACATTTGTACGTCTTGGAATTCTTGTTTGGAGTGGAGGTATCCTCACTCTGGCATATATTAAACTTCCTCCAGCACTAGGTATTCCCGAACAGAAACTCGATCCTACATTCATCGCCAGTGTCTTTACAGGCGTTTTAGCCACTTTCGGGGTCCAGACAGCAAAAGGTAAAAACGGAGCGTCTGGAGGGGCAGGAGGGATCAGTAAAGCGGACATGGAGAGACTAATCGAAAAGGCATCTCAAACTGCTCCTGCCCAAACGATTAGGATTGAGCAAGCACCAATCAAAATTGCAGGACAAAGTGATGGAGAACCCCCAGTCAAACCGACTCTTTAAATGGGCAGCACTGACAGTTGGAACACTGTTCGGTGTTGCTCATATTGGTGTGCTAGGACATCTGGTTAACAAACCAGATTATCCAGTTCTTAATTTTCCAGACGGTAATTACTCATCATATAAAGTTGAGTCTGGAAAGAATGGATATACTATTGAATATAAGGCAAACGATCCTACTGTATTGGAATCATATAGATCTCTGAATAGTGATGAACACAAGAAGGGATTTTTTGGTCCTACCACCAGTATGCGTCGTGAACATCGTAGTGATCAATATACGATGGATGGCACTCGCAACATGGGAGGTGCCATAACGCAGGACGTTGAGGGAAAGTCCCTTGCAAAAAGCGAAGAGTGCATCAGGGCGGACGCTGGCGCACGAAGTCAAGGTGCGATGGCGGGAACCGCAATTAGTGCTGGTGTAGTTGTCCCTGTAGTTTCTAACATTCCTTATATTGGATGGTTGGCATCTGGATGGGCAATGCTTCTAGGAAACAAAGCGGGATCTGAGATTGGTTCTGAAGTTGGTTCTGTATTCAATGATTGTTAATAAATAATAATAAGTTCGGTTATCCACACATATGACTTTAGAGGACGGTTCTTACTCCCTCAAGTTAGAATGTGCAATTAGAGAACTAGGTTTCGTTGACATTGGTTGGAAGTGTGTAGCGCACGCTGGATTGTATTTTGTCCAACCATTTGGTGTCCCTGAGGATCCAGAGTCAGACTTGCTTGGTTTTCATATCTTTAAAGAAAATAAAGTTGTGCATATATCAGCAACTGCTAAAAAAGCACTAGATTTAACAGTCGGAGAGTATAGATAGTACATATGCCTGTATGCATATGGAAAGGTTAAACACATTCGTTTTAGGGATCACGATTTCGATCATTGATTACCTGTATCGAGGAAGATTTTTTCAGAGGTTCTGGGTGCTTGAGGAGATCGCTCGTGCACCTTATTTTGCGTTTCTGAGTGTACTTCACTTACGTGAATCTTTAGGATTGCGGGGTCAGTGGCACATTTATTTGATGAAAGAGCATTTCGAACAGAGCGTCAATGAAACAGAACATCTGGAATATATGGAAAGTCGGGGCGGTGCTGATTATTGGATTGATCGTTTCTTTGCCAGACATCTCGTCCTTATCTATTATTGGATCAACGTGGTTTATTATTGGGTGGCTCCTCGCGCTGCTTACCATCTCTCATACGAAATAGAGATGCACGCTGCTGAGACATACGCACACTATCTTGCATTTCAAGATTACAACGATAAAAAGATCTGGGAGATTATGAATGATGAGATTCAGCACTTTCAAGAACTTGCTGAAGCAATGAGAATTTTAGATCCAGATCACCTAACGGTCAGGGAGAAGGATCGGGAACCATTCCCACCAGACGTAAGTGACTTAGTAGTACAACAGAGAGCAAAAGTATGACACTAACATTTGTAATTGTTTTTATGGCGTTGCTTATTTCTGCAATGCAACTGACATGGCCAGGTAGATACCATGGATGATAAAGAAAAAGAAAGACAAAAAAGAATAGATCAAATAAGGAAACAGATTCATCCTCATGACGATGAACCTGATCCTACTGCTTACATGGGGAACTACAACTTCCCTCAGATGTTGTTTGCTTTTTGTCTTGGGTTTGTAACCATGTTTGTTCTATCTGTTAATGAGATAAACGAGTTTAAAGGTTGTCCCTTCCCCTCATATTTCGATGAACCTATTCCTAAGACCATTAGAGAACCCAAATGACGTAACTTGGAGTATTGTCGTTTCCTTACTAATACTACTTGCTGGCACTGCTTACTACATATATACAATTATGAGTACAGCATTTGAGGAGTTGGACGATGAGCGATCTGACAAATAAAGATGCAGAACAGGATACAAAGATTGCTGTAATGGACAGCACTCTAGAAAATTCACTTCGTCGCATCGAAATGGTTCACAAGCGTGTTGACGGCACGAATGAAACACTTGAAGAGTTGCGTCAAAGAATTCGTAAGTTGGAGATGTGGGTTGCAGGTGCTGCTGCTGTTGTTTCAGCAGCAATCACTATAATCGGTATTGCTATTGCAGCAGATGCTAAACCTGGACGTGCATTTACTGAAGACGGTCTTTTAGGTGAACCATGTGCTACACATGAAGTGGCATCAGTTGCTGTACAAGAAGTTAGCATTAAACCAGAGGAGAAAGAGTAATGGGTGCAATGGTTCCGCCAAGCAGGAAGTCCTGCTATAACTTCCGCGTAGTTGAAATTAATAGAGTCGTTGATGGTGATACCATTGATGTGACTATTGATCTTGGATTCGATCTGTTCAAAAAGGAAAGAGTCAGAGTTGCGGGAGTTGACACTCCAGAGAAGAGAACTCGTGACGATGAAGAGAAAGCATTAGGTCTTGATGCTACTTACTGGATGAAAGAAAAACTAGAAGGTGCTATCGATGGAGACGACGATCTCGTCATTAGAACTGAACTGGTTGGTGGCATGGGTAAGTACGGTCGCCTTCTTGGTTGGTTATATATCGGAGATGCAGAACTATCCCTGAATGAACAAATGATTGAAGAGGGATATGCCTGGGCATATGATGGTGGTACCAAGCAAAAGAACTTTGAAGAACTACGTGAGATTCGTAGAGCACATGGGACATTAATAGAATGATACAAACCCCTCACTTAGAGGTTCATGTTACACATGATTGCAATTTTCAGTGTGAAGGTTGTGCACATTTTAATCAACATAGATTCAGGGGAACTAACCTTCCTGCGGATTTAATCGAATCTTGGTATAAGAAATGGTATAAGCGTATTAGTCCATTGGAAATTGCAATACTGGGTGGTGAACCATTTCTCAATCCACAACTCCCAGAAATATGTCACTCGACTAGGAAGTATTTTCCCTTCGCTAGTGAAATTGATTTAGTAACAAATGCATCTCTAATTCATTTACATCCAAACCTTTGGAAAGATCTCATTGAAACAGATATAAGACTTGCAGTTACAATTCACAGTGATAGTAAAAAATATGCAGATGTGATGACGCCCAAATTAAAAATAGCAAAAGAGTGGAAAGATAGGGGTGCAAATGTAATTTTTTATGATGTTGCTTTGAATAAATGGGAGGATTACTCTAAATGGGTAAGATTTTATAAAGGTGAAGGTGAAAATATCATGCCTTTTGAGGACAACAATCCTCAAGAGAGTTGGAATAATTGTCCAGCGGGTCAAAAGTGTTTTCAACTTCACGAGGGAGATATTTGGAAGTGTTCACTTCTCGCATTCTTGCCTTTAATGAAAAAGAAGTATCCAAACATTTCAGAAAAGTGGGATCCATATTTAAAATATAAACCATTGACATCTGATTGTAGTGATGAAGAAGTAAGTGCATTCTTTTCCCGAGGATGTGAGTCATATTGTTCTATGTGCCCATCAAAACCAGTTTACTTTATGAATACAAAAGACCCATTAAGGAATGAAATAAAGTAACCATCTAAATAACTAAAAATTAGATCGGAGACCAATGAGAACCGAAACCTATAATGCGTTGAGGCAGCATTTTACAGATAACATTGCATGGCATAATACGCGCCTTAGTACTTGGAATAGTGACCCCGTTGGTGTAGGAACAACTATAACTGCAGAATACTCACATTATACAAATGAGACTGTAGAATTTCTCAAACAAACTATACATGGCATACACATCAATATAGATGTTCTTGCAAAATTGGATGAATTACATGGAGTCTAATCATGATTCAAAAACTAATTAATGTACTCGCGTTGTCGTCTTTTGTTGTATCTGGTGCCGTTGTTGGTGGCGGTGCTTATGTATATCTTAACAAAGACGCACTGATTGAATCTGCTAGGGGAAGGATCGCCGCTGCAGCAACAGAAGCAATTGCTGGAGCACTTCCTGGAATGTTGGATGCAGCAATGCCTGAACTTCCTAACGTTACTGGTGGTCCTGTTCCTGTAGGAGAAGGTAAAGGAGGATCTGTTCCTGGAATGAGACTTCCTTAATGGTAGAGATTCGTGATATTAGTATTAGAAACGTGGATATTCGTGAAGTAAGAGTTCCAGAAAGGTTCGCAGCACCTCCTATAGTCCCATCTGCCCCTCCGATCACTGAGCAGGTGGGAGTTCCTGTGATTGATATTCCTGGGTGTGTCGAGGCACACGAGCAGAATACAACTAAAGAAAAGAATGCTATCCTTAATGAAGAGGATCCTAAAGGTGTACGAGTTTTTTGTGATGGCAACATGCCATCATTCAATCCAATCAATTACAACCCAGAAGAATTAGAGTTAACTCAACCACCACCAAAACCTCCTGTTGTAAAACCACCAAAAACTCCTGATCCACCAGAGATTCCAAAGGATGCTGCTCCTGAAGTAAAAGCAGAGGAAGCACCTCCTTGTCCTGGACCTAATGCCTTACGTGTTGGTGATGTGGCACAGAACCAGAAAGAAAGAGTATCTGGGCACGAACTGCAAACAGTGAATGGTGAATTGGTATGTGTCACTCTTTGGGAGGATATTCCCATTGTAGCGCAGTATTTACCTTCAGCACAAGTTGCCACAACAACTGCTGCCATTGCGGTTACTGCTGCATCATCTGCTATTCTTGCTAAACCAATAGCGGACTTACTACTCAAAGTATTCAAACCCGTAATCAAAAAAGTAATTACAAAGATCTCAAAGATTAGGGGGAAGAAGGTAAAGATCGACTCGCTAAAGGAGCGCCGAGATCTTCAGCGCGAACGCTCACGGGCGATACGGACTTTGCGGAGGATGAAGGACGGGAAATAGGATGAACGTGTGGTGCAATGGCATTCTTATTATCAACTACCACATCAGCACAGATAGAATAATAAGGACTTTTTGGATGAAAACGAATTCCTTGCTTTAATAATTGGCCACAATTTTTAAGTCTCGCGATCTCAAAATCTAACCGCTTATTGGCAGTTAATTGTTGTTGTAAAGCAATCTGAGTTGCTGCTGCTTTTTTACATTGGTCTTGCAATGTTTTATCCAAAGGTGTACTCCATGTCATAGAGAAACCTACAGATAGGTTAGTATTATTTTTCTGTCCTGTTCTAGTCGGTACGTGATATAAAATATCTCCCGGATTATCGGGAGCCCCATCTCCCGTGGGGTTTCCATTCGCATCAAAGTCACCTGTCAGGTCACGCATATCAAACACAGGATCCATATAGATGTCTTCATATGGATGTTGTTGGGAAAGTGAACCCGTAATGAATGGGGTAAAGTTTACAGTAGGCCCTTGGCACTGGATCCCTCCCCCGTAAGTGTTAGTGATATATGGGCCTTGTAAAACCTGGATGGCCTGGTTGGTCACCGAGCCTGATGAGTTTGCGATTGGAGATGCAGTAGCGGACACACCACCAACATCATTGGCATTTACTGGAGTTGCAAATAGTAATGCGATTACTGCTGGAAGATACTTGTAGTATCCGTTACGCTTGTAACGCTCGTTTCTCTTTGGATTATTGTATGGTTGCTGAGACCGG